ACCTAGACCAATATTCCAAACCTGTTGATGCGCAGCACGGTCAATAACCTCACGGCTGTAGACCACCTTGGTCATGTCTGCACCGCTATTCAGGTTAATAGGTGTATCGCCCATAACCTCTTCAACGATTTCATCCAGACGCTTTGTTAATGCTTTGTGTTCTGCTTCGTATTCAACTTTGATACCATACAAAACATCTAGGTCTACTTTAATACCATTACGTTCTATCTCAACCAAGAACATCAGCATTTCGTTCATCATATCGATCACGGAACGCAGGGACTGATTGTCTTCCTTAGACAGTTCATCCTGTTGACGAAGGTAAATCTCGCCACAAGACACAACGTCTGCGATACCATATTCAATAACAGTTTCTAGGGGCATGGCCTCAAAGCCTGTGCCTGCTTTAAACAGTTCGTCTACAAGGTCAGATTTCTTGCGAGTAACATCATAGCGTTCTGCGGTAGCCTTTAGGCTTAGTTCCTGTCTTTGACCTTTTGCAAGCACATACTCTGCGATCATGCAGCAATAAACGGGACACGATATAGTGAACCCCATTTCTAGCAGCCACATGACATCAAACTTTGCGTTGTAGATGATGATTAGGTCAGCTTCATCTAGTGCCTTCTGTAGACCTTCTTTGGACGCAGGCGTAGGACATTCATTGTGGTAGTAGGTATCTACCTGTACATCTTCGACAGTATCCCAACCAAGAAAGCCATACTGGCCCATGACGCATTTGTTTTTAGGGTTAAACGGGCTGTTGTCGATCTTGCCATCAAAGCGGTTAACTGTTGTTTCCAAGTCTAGTGATAGTATTTTCATGATTACTCCGTGTAACGGCTAATCTCTGGTTCGATCATGGCAATCACATAGCCGTGGAACCCAGAGAGTTTATTCTTTGATACGTTGATGAAGCGGCGGTTATCAGGCTCATTGTCGTCGCCTGAAGAAGCCTTGCCGATGCCGATAATCAAATCAGCTTCCGCTGCCTTACCCGTCTTGGAACCTTCAAGCATACTGAAGTCCACACGGGTTTTACCTTCTGCTTCTGCAGAGGCTTGGCTTACACCAATCAAAGCACAGTCGTGCCGTTTTGCCAGTTCACGCAGGCTGCGATACAATTCACGCAGACGTTCATGGCTAGAGTTGTACAGCCCAGAGATCGTCACCTTATCCGCTTGGTCAATAAATACAGCGTCTGGTTTGATTTTTTCGCAATACGCATTAATTGTGTCCAAATCCCATTCTTGGACATCCTTCATTATCAAACGATCCTTGATAGCCTGATACTTCGACATAGCTAAGTCAGGATTGTTTGTAATTTCTTCACGGGTCATACCGCTACAAGCTTGGATCGCACGAAGCTTTGTACGTGTGGTACGTTCTTCATTACCAAGATACAGGACTTTGGCCCCTTGCTGACAGAAGCCCCCAGGGCCTGCAATAATACTGATAAGGAATGCTGATTTACCTGTCTCTGGCCTAGCAAACACAATCCCAAACTCTGCAGGGCCAATCCCATAAACATGACGGGCTAGTGTTTCGATATTAAACTTCCAACGATTGTCGTCAGAGGTTTCAGCCAACAGTTCGTAGATGTTATCAGTGGTAGGGTCACCAAATTCATCTGGCATGTAGCTATCAGATACTTTTTCAATCAGAGACTGTAGCTTTAGCAGGGCAGAGGTGTCGCCCTCAGACATGTTGATGCCTATGTTAGCAACATCTCTACCAATCTCACGCCGCCACAGGCTTTCAATAACGTCGCCTGCTACTTGTGGTGTAATAGCTTCCGCACGTTTCAGATCATCGATGTTGTCCCTAAACTCATTGATCTCTGACGTGGTTGCTACAGGGTTCTTGCTTAACCAAATCGAATATAGGTCTTCTGGTTTTAGATCAGCATCATATTTCTCATGTGCATCTTTAAGCAGGACGTAAAGGTCTGCCCCATCTTCTGAGAATATAGATTGTCTAAGTTTTGCCTGTGATGATTGGTAAGCCTCATGGTTTAGTAGTGTTTTTATTAGTTCTATTTCCATTCTGCTCCATCCTAGTTAGTGGTCTTTACTAAGGGTTGCAAAGATAACAGGAAATAGAAATAAAAAAAGCCCCGAATTTGCATTCGAGGCCATTAATTTTGTTTTTTGAATGTATTCAGATAGTTAGACGTGTCTGAACTTCATCTTGCTGATGTCCATAGTTTTCTCACCACGACGTTCTTTCATGTCTACTTGGTGGAAGACTACGTTTTTGTTTCCATCAACGATGTTTGCGATAGCTTTTTCAAGCTTGTCTTGTTCTTCAGCAGCTTCTCTGAAACCGCCTTCGATCTGGTAGTCAATGACTACGATTCCTCGTGCTTTAATTGTACCATTCCTTTTACTTTAACGTCTGTACTGGTGGCATAGACGGTTGGTTGTTGTTAACGCAGTTGTCCTCTGCATAGGTTTCGGCAGCTATAAGGAAAAGATTGGTGGACCGCTAGGTGGATTCTGCAGGTCACTATTCTTTTTTATCCAGTAAATAGCAACGCCCATACCAAGCGGTCTGAACTTAGAAAGAAACTTAACCGCCTTACGATTTTGTTTACCGTTGTTACCTTTGCTTCGCAGCCAATACCATTCAAATCGGCTTCTTAGCGTAATAAGTCTTGTATCTGTGGCACTGTAAGCCATTTTACATCTTTCTGAGTTAGTCGGACACAATCTATTTGATCATATTTCCTGGTCATTAGTATTGCTTTAGCACTTGCATCATTGTCAAGAACTAATGTCACTTTATCGTAAGAACTAAGTGCTTTTCTAATGGGTCGAGTTATATCTGTTCCCAATAAAGACAAGCCCACATAGCCATTTAATTGTGATATAGCACAGGCAGAAGGGACATCTTCTACAAGAACTACGTGTGTCCCAGTACCCACAGTAATGCCACCATCTACTGTGCCATACGTCCACCACTTGGCTTTAGCAGGGCGTAGTGAACGTCCTACAGCCCCTGTATGATCTGCATTATAGAACAACACACGGTCTTCTGCAGGGGCGTAGGTTATTTTGATATAGCCTTTCTCATAGGCTACCCATGAATTTACGGACTTGAGGAAATCAACCGCAGGCTTGTGGTTTTCGACTTTGGTTGTGATTTGGGGTATTGGATAAGACTGAGCCTTTTTCCTTTTAATTGCATTATTAGCAATAAACGCTTTTGCTGCTTCGATACTACGTTTGCCACTATAGGCACCTCTTACATTGCAACTAGCTTTGTAACAGTTCCAGATTAACTTTCCGTCATATCTGTCTATGGTGAACTTCTTCTTTCCACCACAAAATGGACAGTCGATAGTTTTCCTATCGCCTTCAGTTATCTTTATATTCTTGATGAATTCTAATTGATCCCTGTAGCTGTACATCATCCAACCTGTTTAGCTAATGGTTATTATATTGCCCCTGTCGGGACAATCCGAAGGATATCGTAAAAATAAAATCTGTCAACACTTAGTTAAGGGTTGGTAGCTATGGGCCTAACAAATAAAGTGACCCATAACCTATTGATTTCATTAGAGTAGCCCAGACCCTGAAGGTCGTAGGTTCAAATCCTACTCCCGCAACCAAGATACTGATTTTAAACAGTAATTCTGTTCGATTTTATTTTTTTCGAGATAATTCTTCATTTCTGATTCTTTTTCTCCCTTTCTTTGGCTCTTTGTCGTTCTTCTTCATCCATTTCACGGATATCTTTTTCATATTTGATATGATCATCGATAAAATCATAGACCACCTGCATATCTAACTGTGCCGCTGCACAGTGCAGAACTAATCGCAGACCTTCTTCTGCTAATAGCCCTCTAGCGTGTGCATCCATATGAAAGTGATAGGTAGCAGAACCATCTTCATGTTCCTTTACCTGTTCTACACCAATTATTCCTGCATCTGTATTCATTCTGCGTACATCCTTAATGCTTCCCATGATACAGGGAACTTCTGTGACATCACGTCATCAATCTGATTGGCTACTAGCTGACTTTCATACTGCGTATCAGGCTTACAACGTAGCGCACACATATCTGCAAAGGCATCTAGGCTACCTGACCAGTACCATTCAGTCATCATCGACTGTGGCAGCACCATACGTGCTTGTTCAGGGCAGACGTTGTTCTTTAAAAGAGTGTTATAAGTATCCAAGGCCTCTTTGTGTACATACTCTACAATCTCATGCGGGGACGCAAAAGCGGTGATGTCCCCTTCATCCCAAGAAACTTCTTCTACCTGTCCTGCGCTACCTTGCTTCTTATCTTCAGCACGTCCCCGCCATACATCAGGCATGTAGAACTCTGGTTCTTCGTCCACGTAGCGGCGACTGATCTCATTCCAACGTAGGAACTTATGCTTCACAAGCTGTCTAGCCACGAACACAGGGGCTTTAACATGGAACGAAGCAAAGCAATGCCCGAAGGGGCTAATGTGCTTGTGCTTGGCTAGATACTTGATCAGGCGTTCATCCTGATGCTTCATGGCGTACTTGCCCTTCTGCATATCTATGCACTCTAACTGTGACACCTTGTTAAAGCTAACACGGGCTGCGTTTACTACAGTCAGATCATCACCACCGTGATAAAGGTATTTC